TTTTTTTTTTTAGCTCATGTTGATCCGCAACATGAAACGGGGTGAGGGCTTCTCACCAGCCTAACCAAAAGCTTCGGGGTAGTAAGCTACCAACTGCTCATTGAGTGGATGACGTAGACCCGTCAAAGAGCGTGACGGGGGTCACTGCCTTAGGAGCTGCATCAACTTGTTGAGGGCAGGGCTCAATAAGCTGAATTTTATAAGTCACGAAAACACGGCCTGCAGCAATGGCCGTATCTGGTCCACCAGAACAGGAAAATAGCAGCCTCCCAGGAACAAAATCATTGCACATTCCAGGTTCCTTCGCAAACACTTGTTCCAATTGATTTGGAGTAATATATGGATAATTCTTCATAGATGACCGATTGGGGTCAAAGACGGCTTCCAACTTCGGATTATCTGCACCAGCCCAGTAGGGCCCGGCAGCATAGTGGAACAAACCACTAAAGGCTTGTTCAGAGGTTGGCACAGTATCTTTGAAGTCATATATATACCCCATTGCGAACAAACCAGGAGTACTGGTTGAGCACGTGGGAATGTAGTCAAATTTGAGAGACAGCCACTTCCATTTAGACCAGCTAGAAGCTGGCCCCTGGATCCACGCAGGAAAGCCTCCAGGGAACAGGTTGAAGGCCTGAACCTTGAAGGTTTTCGAAGTCTCCACTGAGAATGCCATCTCCCGCTTGCTGATAGTTACTGAACCATCGGTATTCGCCCTCATGGTCGGGTTTGGTAACCTGACAAGGACGGTCTTGGCAATCGGGGCTTGTATAGCCTGAGACGGCTTCGGCTTTGCCTTCCGAGCTCGCTTGGATTTCTTCTTCGGGATCTTCTTCTGGGCTTCCATTCTGACTTTTGTCACCACCTTCCCCGTGATGACGTAAGATGGAGGCCAGGTGCTTCCATCTTGGGTTGGACCCCAATTCAGCTTGTAGCACATTGAGATCAGGCTTGGGGCTATAGAGGAATCTAAAGACTGTCTTGGGCCAACTTGTCAACCAGGCGCTCCGAGCTGAAATTTCATGGGAACAGAAGTTAAACTTCAGGAGCTTGCCCGTTTGCGATGCATCGCAGGGTATGTACTCTTTGCACGTATGCCCGAGACCTTTATACAGAATTTGAGCATTGGGTACGTACCCTTCAACCGAGTCATCACCCATAGCTATGCACCAGGGTGAACCTATAAGTTCCGCCATTAGGCATCGGACTCGGGAGTTGGTGGATGAGGTATTATAAGAACCGCTTTTCATGAGACCAGGAAGACCCTGGGACAGCATAGTTCCATCGGACAGCTGGAAAACACTGTTCATGAAGCAGTAATACCTTCCAAGAGCGACTCGTTTGAGTTTCCCTTTGAAAGACCCTAGATTAATTCTGATCGCTAAATCGGCCCATAATTCCCAGGACTGGACAGACCAGTCAAAGCCCGAAATATCAGCCTCAGCGGCTGGATGTTGGGTATGGTTGTAGGAAACTTCGTCCCACAAGGCTTGCCTCTGGGAATCCAGAGACAAGCCCATACCAGGCTTAGAAGGAATCTTCTTCCAATTAGCGATCTCGACCTTGTTCTGTGGCCCGAATATGAGTCTCTCGATGACTTGATCAACCAAGCTAACGCTACTTATCAATCTGAAACGCTTTTCAGCTAGCTTAGCTCGTGTGTGAGGTTCGTTCTTCACGAAGATTCGCACGGGGTCGACCAAGCCACACCTAACCAGGTCCTCAGGTGTAGGTTGAGACAGGAAGTCATCATTC